TTTGATTTTGAGGTTAGCACCATCTTCACCCAAGTCAAAGATACGGAATCCGAATTCTTCAGCACCATCTCCAGTAAGAGCATCATCGATGATCTTCTTGATTTGAGGCCCAATTCGAAGAACCTTAACAGTTCCGTTGTTCTCTGGATTTGAAGGATCATCAATCACATAAATATTGGCGAACCAATTTTCCTTGCGGCGAATGACCTTTCCAAGCTCTTTCTCATTCTTGTCATCACTCTTGATGAGGGACCAGAATGTTTCAGTAATCGGATCACGATCACCGAAAGTTTGTAGAGATAGAGTTGAAATATAACTACCAGTTGTCTTGCTCTTCCAACCATGCGTGTAGTGATGGAAGAATGTCTTTTCTGGATCTTCCACATTTGGAATGATTCTAAGAGTGTAAGTTTTCCCAGCTGGGAACTTCATTACATTTGAGAATGCACTGCTGGATGATTCAGTCGTCTTGTTTAGAGCATCCTTGATTTTCTCAAACATGCTCGCATTGAATTTATTTTTAGTACTCATTTATTTTTTATTAGTTTATATGCAATCATTGTCGTCCCGACAACAGCGATTAGACCAATCACTGAAATCAAAGAGACTGGTAATATCACAGGAAGCAAAATCCAAAACCAACTTAGTTCGATAAAACCCAACACCTTTAAAAAGAGCAGGGCGATTATGATGTAGGACAGTGTTTTCATTTGAGTCGCTGTGAGTTACCCCTTTAATTTAGTCTATTCCCCCCGAAAGTCAAGCTCTTTTCTTGACCAATTTTGTTCGGCTGTTCAAATACTTCGTAACATATTTGCTTTTGACCAAACTTGGATCAAAATCTAGAAAAGTTTTGACAACTTCGAAATCTGTATCCAGCGACAGCAATCGCTTTAATAAATTTCTCATTTTTTCATTTTGCAATGTGTATACGAACACATTTTGAACTGACATCTTCTTTCCTTGTAGATTAACAATGAATGTACAGTAACACATAAACAGATGCATCTGTTCGTTTTCTATCATGCTGTTCGATGGATCAGTAATCATATTGGTTGTAAAGTCTGGGTAAATTCTAAAAACTTAGATGTGATTTGACCACCAGCAGAAAACTCTTGCCCGCCGCCACCGCATAAATTTTCAGCCATAAACTTTATATCAGCTGATGATCCTTGTTTTTTTCTAAAAGATACAAATTTTGTTTCCAGATTAACAACCATTACAATGTCAGGTGAATATGTAGATAAAATTGAAGCAGCTATTTCAGATGCACTGAATTTTGAAAATGTCGCCAACACCGAATGTGTTTTATACCTACCTTTATAAATATCTAAATTTTCCAACTCCTTGTTCAGATCATTATAAAACGCATCTGATATTTTAATCTCCGAATCTGAGAAAGGTCTGAATCCACTCCAGAACATATTTACAAAGTTATAAAATCTACGAGAACCACTTCTTCTGAATAGAGCATTCAGTGTTTTACTTTCCGATAATTTTAAATTGTAGCTGTTGTAATCGTCGATGATAGCTATCAATCTTTGGATCGGCTTTGAGAAATCCAATTTCTTACTGAATTTCTTATAGATTAGTTTTGAACAAGATGATGATACTTCTTGAATCAATGTAGAATCTTGAATTTTTACAAATTCACTTTGATCAGAAACAAACACCACCTTTTTATCATCCAATCGATTGATTAGATGTTGTGAAAGGGGCATACCGACTACAAATATTTTGTCGTAGTTTTGAAAATTATCATCATACCACTCAAAATATTCTTGTTCAAATTTTCCAAAAAAGACAGCTCTGTATTCAAAGTTGGCAAATACATTGCCTAGTAAAATTGTCGAGCCGACACCATCCAAGTCGGAATTTACCCAAAGAAAAACGTTCATGTGTCATACGATTTAGTTCACTCTGCAAATTTTTCAAGCAATGAAACATCACCATTACCAAAAGATTCTGAATCTTCGTCAGATTGTTCAATTGTTAGAGTATTATAATCAATTCGCATCGTTTGAACCATTCCCCGTGGACCATAACGGTTTTTCATCATGCCCAATCTGATAATATTCATATCTTGATCCTCTTCAGTTTGGAAGATCGAAAGAATTACATCAGCGGTCGCTGCTAATCCAATCGACTCTGACAATCCTTCCATTCCCGGATTATTTGTATTGTAAGCTGATCTATTAAGCTGAGTTGCTGAAATTATAGGACATGCAAACTCATAACTCATGGCACGAACCTGTTCACAGATGTATTTTACACGCTCATACGAGTTCGTTCCTATCGTAGAGTGTAACAGGTTGATGTAGTCGATAACTATCGCATCCACTTTCTCTCCACTGTCTTTAAATTTCTTAACAAAAGAACTTAATTGCTTTGGTGTGATTGTGCTTGGAGGAAATTCCTTGATAAAGATCTTTCCATCTGGAATTTCTTTCTTTCGTTTCGAAAGAAGACGCTTAAGAGAATCTGTAGCGCTCTCAAAATCCTTGAGAGGCACTCCTGTTAGATTTGATGACATTCTTTTAGCATATAGCATCTCACTCATTTCAAGAGTGACGACAAGCACAGATTTATTCTGCTTTGCGATGTTGATTGCAGCATTTCCCAAGAAAATACTTTTACCAATGTTTGCTTGTCCTGCATATACATACAGTCCCTTACCATTCTCTCTATAACCACCACCAAGAGCATCATCAAGCCATTCCCATCCACTGGATATGCATGATTCAACATTTAAAATGTCTTCGATCAGCAGATCAGTATCGCAGAACAACTCCATACCCTTGTCTGAAATCAAATTGATATTACAAGAAGTTTCAAACTGGGTTAGAATTTTAGAAGTATCGACAATTCCCTCTGAAAGTTCAGACGCTACTTTCAAAAGAGTATTATAAACACTCTTTTCCTTTAAAAACCGCTCTGTGTTTTCGTATAGCTCATCCTTATTAAGGTTTTTATCAATTTCTTTGAATGATGTAACCAATTGTTTGAACCCTTCTTTAAGGGAATCATCGGTGAGATAAGTTTTAACTTCTGAAATTGTGGGAAGAGCGTTGCGTCTTTCATAAAAATCCTTTACAATTTCAAAATACTTTGCAATTCGCTTATCTTCAAAGAATTCAGGCTTTACATGATCTGCAATTGATGTGAGGTACGATGAATCAATCAAAGATTGACGCGCAATTATCTTTTCGAAGTATTCTAGATCAAGACTCATATTTATTTAAAAACCAACGTTCTCCCGCTTTCCACTCTTCGGTGAATTCCCGAAGTCCGGGAGATTCATGTGTGATGTAAATGTCACCAACACCAACTCGGTGGTTCAGTTTATGCGCAGCACTGGAAATGTCAAGGTCGTAAAAGTGAAATTTTGATGGGTTGCTTTCGTCGAATCGAACACTTTCCATGACAGTTCGATTCATGGCCATGAAGACACCATCGATCATGACAACACGGTGAGGATACTTTCCAAATGAGGTCATGTGCTTTTCTTCTGTCGTTCCATGAGCAACTGCGCCGTGTAGTTTTCCAGAATTGAATCCACCTCCCATGAGGTGCCAGAGCGCTGGAGACTTTATCTCTACGGATGATGCACCAGCAACGCCAATCATATCGAATTTCTTAAACAATTCGATCAATTTAGGTCGAGGATCATGCTCTAGAATTACATCATCATGCACAAATACCAGCGCATCCCAATTCTCCTTTAATGCATTATCAATTGCTCTATTATAGACGACAGGCAATGATTCCTTATTTTCAAGGGCGAACGCTATATCGATATCCATATCGAAATTCGCAGTGCTTTTTAAAAGTGATGTGTCTTTCGCCGCTGATTTCTGAGTGGCTGAGAAAAATGCGATCTTTTTGTACTCCATACCGCATGGTATCATCAGCTTTTTGCTTGTCAATCTGGTAAATACAAATATGGAAAAAATCAAATTTGATTACTTGCTAGAGTGTTTAGAACAAATCGACGAAATGGCCAAACAGCCAACGACATATGGAGTTTTGAATAATACATTCAGTCAGGTGAGTCCGATACTTAGAGAGATAGATCCGATAGCATCATCATCAATGAGGGAAGTTTTATTTAGAAAGACTGTTATTGGAGTATACAACGATATGACGGGAGAGTTTAAATATACACTTCCCGCTATTAATAAACAAATTAACAACCTTGTACATACTACATTTAAAAAAATATATCCAAGATCTGAAGATTTCGACATCGCAACATTTGAAGATTTATATCCAGATTCTGCATCAGACCCTCATTACGATTCTGCATTCAGATTAGCCGAAGCCATCGCATATAGTGTGTATTATCCAGACTTTAAAAAATTATCGTCGGATGCGTTTTCTAAATTGCAACTTCCCAAAGCAGTTCAAAAAGAGTTAATGGAGATTATGGATAACATATCAAAAACCAAATCCAATCCTTCTAAGTTGGATGGATTGTTACAGCAAAGAGTTGATATGATTAATAATCCAGATGATTCCGATGCTGCTGTGTTGGGTCCATTGGATGTGATTAAATTTGTAACAAACAGTAATGATACCAGTGATAGAGGTCTAAAAGATGCATATCAAATATTATTTGTTTCAAATCCAATATCATCTGAAATTGATCCAGATGTCAAAAAAAGACAAGAAATAATAAATTCACAGGAGTTTAAAGATAAACTAACAATGGATACATTTCGTTACTATCGTCTTTCAGATAGACATAGGTCAGCTACTGCTATGCAATCGGAAGATATATTCCTAAAAGCTACCAACATGACAAGATCTGATTATAGTACTATCAGAAATCAAGTGGAACCGTTGATAAAAGAACTTAAAAATCTTAATAAAATTCAAAGACACGCAATTAAGAAACGTAAAGATCCAAATGCTCTGTCACCAACATTGAAAAAGTATGAAGACACCGGAGAAATTTCAGATGAAATTGATGCTGATGATGAAAAATTTGATGTTAATGAATATCTAGAAACAGTATTAGCTATTTGGGGAGTTGATGTTAGAAAAAATATCAACACAACATTTGATCCGTCTAAACCCGCATATATAAATTCAATATCAGCGCCATCGGTGAATATTCCAAGAAAAGCCGCTAATGGTATGACACCAACAAGCTTCAATTTGATAAAAGACTTGTTTGTTAAGTTTTTAGACAAATATAATGAAAAAGGCATAGCATTTACCTCAGAAGACTTTCAAACTAAAGTTGTAGATAAAATAAAAGCGTTGGGGTCTGCGCCAAACGAAACTGAAGTTTTGCAAAGCATACATGATGGATTAGTCGGCATCGATTACGGTAATCTTGGTGATGATGACAACCAATATGAAATTGGCGGTATTGAAAATCGAGTAGTCCGAGCAGTGTTTGATAAGCCTGAAAATAAAGACAAGTTTCAACAAGTAAAAGATGTTATTAAAATGCAACTGCAAAATTTAGAAGCGACAACAGCTCATAGAATTGATCGTATAATGGCAAAAATGGATAAGTCCATGATGGATGCTGGGGAAACTGCACAACAACCAGCTGTGCAACAACCTGTTCAGGAATCATATGATGGCACATTTGCATATATGCAAGATCAATTGCAGAAAGATTCTAAATTCAAAGGAGATACATCCGAATTCAAGGATCGTGGATTTAAACGACCTGCCAATTACTGGCATTGGATGAATAAATAATAAAAAAGGGGGGATGGTTGTTACCATCCCCCCTTTTTGTTTAGTCTTCGCTCTCTTCTTCCGAATCGTCTACCTCATCGGGAACTTCGGAATCTAATTTATTACCGTATGCCCATTCGGATTTAATTCTCGATTCAAGCTCTGGTAATAGATAGTCCCAAACTTCACTCTTCTTTCTCCATTGCTTGAAAAATCCAAGCTTTTCACCCTTCCAATCTGAGTAAGTAGCTCCATTTAGAACTACAACACCAAGACCCTTCATAATATCAACAATGCCATAATATTTGTCGAGTCCTGTTGCGAAACTCAGATACATTTCACCTTCAAGATATTGCTTAACAAAGCGATTCTTCACAGTCAATGCTCTGATAACAACACCAGAGAAGCTCTTCTGAGAAGCTGACTTGGTATCATCAACAGTTTTACCACCGTCATCCTTCATAGGCTTACGAGCAAGCTGTACGGTGACTGAAGGAAGATAAACAGCTGCTTTACCACCAGCAATATTCTTTTCAAGTGTTGGATACATCTGACTAGGATCATCATACACATGGTTCGTCACCAAAATCGGAGTGTTTGTCAAATTAGACAAAACTGTACAGGTTTTAAGCAAAGACTTGATGCTTTTTGCAAAGGTTCCCATATCAGCAGAAGTATTTTCCTTCTCCATTCGATTAACTTCCATTTCACTCTGTAGGTTTGCAAGAGAGTCAATGGCGATGATAAACTTACCGTCCCATTTATTTTCCTTGATTTTATTCAATAGCTTATAAACAGAATTTCTGGTATTCTCTGCTGTTTGTGTTTTGCAGTATCTAACTTTAGATGTATCCAACCCCATAGCAGCAGCGCTCTTATCGTCGATGGCTCCTTCGGTGTCATAGATTACAACATGCATTCCTTTCTTCTGAGCATTTGCTAGAATTTTAAGAATGAATCCTGTCTTGAATGTATTGTGACTTGAGATTCCACCGCTCCAATATCTATGTTCATCAGATCCTACCTGTATATCATATACAGTTTGGGTTTCCAATGTTTCTATTTTTGTAAGTTCAACTCCTCCATCCTTTGTCAGAAGGACATCACCAATATTCAAGTCTTTTGCAAAAACCCAACTATTGTCAAATTTTTGAATTAAATGTTTTTCAGAACACTCAACTGAATTGATTCCTGCTGTTATTTTATAACATGGTTTCTCTGATTTCACCACATACTCTTCAATCTCCACCCAATCTTCGGGAGACTCCACTAAAAACTTAGATTCAATTTTCATCATCTCAGGAACTGTAAGTTCTTGGGAATGATTATATGCATGGTTGCTAAAAAATGCACGGATTTTATCCTCTGTGTTTTTATTTGAACACACTTTAGATTTTTCCAAATCGGACAATGTTTGCGTTGATACTTCACACAATGAAGAAAGTTCATCAAGTGTGTAAAATTCACGAAGTTCTGTTATCAGTGTTTTAACTTTTAAGTTTGTCATATTTATTGTATATCATGTTTTTGTAAAATGTCAACTTTTCTGATTCATCATCTATATTTTCCCAATACCAATATAAATCAAATCCATTATGTTTTGCTAATTCATCTTTTATATTATCTTTTTCTGTGCTTTCTTTAACTGTTGTGAATATTGTATCTTTGTGTCGTGGATGAAACATGATACCATTATATTCTATCATAATATTCAATTCTGGTATGCAAAAATCATAAAAATATATCTTTTTATTGTCATAATCCCATAGAAAATACTCATTATCATCTACTCGCATAGTAAGATCACCCATTTCACCCAATGAATTTATTAATTTTCTAAAAAATTTAGATGATGCCATCGAATACTTTTTAGAAAACTTAGTTCTTTTTAATAAAATGTCATTTTTTTCATGTTGTGGTCTGGCATCAAATGTTTGTTTTCCTTTTTCTGTAACATTATTAAAAAACACCAAGGCTTCATCATGTGATATATTATATCTCTGCATAATTGAAGAAATTGATCTAGTATCTGGAGAAACCTCTTTAACTTTATTTTTTGCTTGATCTTCATCAAGCCCTTTCAATAACCAATATTCGATACATTTACAAGACCACTCTCGTTTATATCCACCTATTGATTTTATGGTCTTTTTTAAATTGCGAACTTTACGTTCCGTTTTCTCAGCATATTTCACTGCAGCTTCTTCAATTGATATGTTGTAACGCTCTGCTAACTTTGCGGGGTCTTTATAATTAC